CTGTAGGCGCAACTCTAGGGGTGGCCCTAGTGGGCCAACCTCTTCAACAGTACTTAATGAAGGTTGTGAAGCCTCTTTCGAAGAAAGTGACGAAGCTTCTTCTAAAGAAGATTCTGAAGAAACCTGAGAAGATCCTGTCTGTTCGAGAGAGGATGACTGAGCAGAGGAAGAATCGAAAGTAATAGGATCGATTGAATGACTGTGATTTAATAACACTCCGGGAGGCGAAGTTAATAAAACGTCCTCACATATCACTTTATATTTGCTGGTCGGATCCCATACTATGCCCTCCTTCGCTAAATTTCCACAATGCTTAAGTCGTGAAATTTCATAGTCTAAAACCCGTAAATTCAATGTCGCCTTTCTTAAAGCAATTTCAGTAGCAGCAGCATCCTTACAAAGAGACATCATCTCCTTATCTAATGGTCGACTCCATTGAGCCGTGACTCCCATGTTGAGGGAATAGTTATCTTTCTGTAGGGTTTGTACTGTCTTGTACCACAGAATATCTCCGGGGTTATCTGGAGCACCATCACCATCAATATCTCTGACATCGTAAACCGGATCTTGATAAGTTTCGAAAAAAGGCTCCTTAATATTTGCAGAACGACCCACGTAAGGCGATATTGTTAATGTCTCAGATTGGCAAACGACACCATTAGTAAAACCTGATTGCATAAAATTTCCTGTCAACACTTGGTATGCATTGACATTCGCTTGACCGGAAGAATTAGCAACCGGATTAGAGGTAGCAGATATCCCTCCCACGTCACTTGCCTTGACGATAGGGCAAAAAGGGAATAACATTAAAACGCTAAGAACCCTTGGTATCACTGAGAAAATACGGAAACCGATTCTATCGTTGTGTCCGTTTCTATGGTCCTCGTTATGGTCGTGCGATTCTGAAGTCCGGGTCCGGAATAACTGGATTGAAATTGGAACGAACCCCCCGGTTGAGTTAGCGTCCAATTTGGCTTGTTGCTCACGTCTAAGCCTGTCCATTTAGTCGTTATCCCTGACGCAGAAGTTGTATTTGTATTGATTATGGCACCTGGTTCAATAGATGCACCATTTAAATTTATTCCTGTACCGGACACAGTGTATTGCCATCCTGTCGCATAATCTTCACTGACTATCGACTCAGATATCACAGACCGCGATGTCGTAGTTTGAGTAAGCTGGCCGGATGAAAAATTCGGTACTACGGGTACCGCATTTACAGGTATGGCAAGAACACCCGCCGCACTCACAACAAACTTTAATCTCCACATTACGCCAGCAATTAGGGCAGCCGGATTCCCGAACACTGAAGACATTACCCATCTCCCTACTTCACGTTAAGAGTAGATATAAATTGTCCGATAGCGGTAGTACCGGCTCCACCGGCTACCAGTGAAGTAACTGTTCCACCAGATAAACTTGAGACTCCACCAGCTAACGTACCTTTTGTTCCACCGGCAAAAGTCGTAGTCGATCCAAACGCCGGAATGGACTGTACCTGACCGGTTGTGGTTGACACAGTTGAACCTGCATTAATCGCAGGTATGGCGTCCCCTTGGAGCCAACTTTCTGAAAAACTGAATTGATTTCCGGCAACATTAACATCGTACGTACCGGCCTTCATTGTCGGTGCAGCAGTAGCCGATCCTGCTGTTAAACCTCCAAACACATCGCTATTACCAGTCCCAACTTTAATATTTGTGCCGCTAACCGCGTAAGTCGAACCCAGCCTTGTTGCAACTGAGCTAGCGCCATCCACAGTCAGCTGTACCGAAGAACTCAGACTATGCGTGATATCTGCCATCGCAGGTGCTGCAACCGATGCAAGTAACAGCGCTGGTAAAACTATGCGCTTCATAGAAAGGATTCGAATGTCTCCTTCTATAGTAGGTAATTATTTTTGCTTACAGATTTGCTTCTCCTGCCAATGTTGCATGCGATACTGTTGTCTAAGAATTTCTTGGCAATGCTCGCAAGAGCATTTCTCTTGATGAAGATAATTACTTTCTATTCTTTGATCCTGTGTGTCCATGAGCAATACCTAGTTCATGCATCTTGGAATGTTCATCAATAGTATCTCTTAACTCTTTCTTTCCTGCTCCCAATGTGAAGTAAAGCCCATATGCGACCAAAGATAAAACTACTAATCCGAAGAATAATATAAAACCTTGGTCAGGAGTTAAATGAAAATGAGGAATCATAGGTTGTTTCTCCCATGTTCCAGGCAAGGAATAAACAGAAGGTATAGAGAGTAAAAGCGTCATAAATAAGCCTTAGAGATGTTAGTTGCAAACCCTATAAGGGTAACACCAGCAGCTAATACTGCAGCCGCACCTATAACCCACTTTTCTACAGCCTTAAGACGTTCACGTAACTCGTCTTGCTTCTCTTCCAGTCTTTCGATCTTAAGAGCCTGAACCGTCAGCTTAGTTTCCTGCGCAGCATCTGAAGCATGGATATGTGAAGGATTGTCGCAAGTCATGATTTCTTAGAAGAGTCTACAACTTCTGCTCCTAATATTCTAATTGGCTGCTCAACTCTAATTGTTTGGTACCCACTATTCTGACTACCTAATAAAGATAGTAATTCTTTTTTGCTTAAAGGCTTATCATCTGGATTCACATTGTAAGTACCATCTCCTTGTTTCTTTGCACTCTTCTCCAGGCCAAAACTTGCAAGCGACGAAGCCAGGAGACTAGCCGGGAAAGTTATATCCTGTTTTTCCCCTGACGTCAACCCAGGAATTTCTGGCAGATAATTTAAGGTCACTAATGCCCCGGACCAGGCAACCACTACCAGCCTGACTAAAACTGAGATGTATTCAAATTGTTCCTCTTTGTCATCTAATTTTTCTTTTAACGCCTGAAAGACACCCTTCTTCTTCGGTGCTTCCTCTTGTGGAATTTTCTTATCTGCCGTAGTAGCCATTTCATTTAATTAATCTACATTAATAGTAGACGTTTTAAGTTGGATAATAGGCAGGTACTAATGTGCCTCTATCGTCGTCATCGTCATCGTCTTCGTTGTCACGTCTTAAGTCGTAGCCTAATGCATATGTCACAATAGCGACAGCAATAAGAGGTATGAAAGGAAATAAGAAAGCTAATTGAATCGTTGACGGATCAGCTAGTTCATTCATGAGCATGAGATAATTTTTTGTAGGCTTTTGTAGCCTTTTTGATAATTTTACGAGCCTCGTCTCTCGATGTGCATTTTTCTGCTTTCCTCGCGAGACGTATTAATTTGTGATGTTGTTTATTAGCTGTAGTCGTAGAGCTCTGATAATCCATAAGTTGCTGCTAGTAATCCGAGTAAACTTCCTGCTGTGTGGCCTGGTCCCCATCGCATAGACTTTTTGACCCCTGGTCCTCTCGCTACTTCCCTCACCCCTTTAGACGTAAGCATCTCTGGGCTCTGAGATTGAACAGTAGTTTGAGTGGCAGGAGCAGGCTCCGGTTGGATAGGATCGCCACGATGATACCATGATTCCTGATGAACAGGCGTACCTGTCAGATTGGACTGTACATAGTTGACTGGACGGTCTCTTAGCTCCATCTTGGGGTTATCCCTATCCTGCCTATTCATGGGTGCATTCAAGGCATAAAGCCTATCCTCCATAATCTGCTGCTCAGACAGCATTCTTCTGTGTTGAGTCTGCTCTCCTGGATCCCACGTTTTGCCATAAGCTAAAGGATTTGTTTCCCCAGAAATATATTGTGCATATTTAGCAGCCGCGACGTCTGATAATCCACTTTGTCTGGCCCTGACATAAGCTACTTGCCAATCGTCCTCTGTTAATTTCGAAACTCGAGGAAAATATTGACCAGGTTCAACAGGTCCAATCTCGGAACTACTTGTTCTAATAGGTACAGGACTCACTAAATCATTACCAACCCTTGCGTCCCAATTAGCCCCGTCACCACGTAACAAGATAGAAGGATCATAATCAACGTCACCTCTAGCTGCGAGCCTCGCTCTGTTAGTAGCTATGGTAACTTTGTCTTTTTCTCTCCCTGTGCCATACGTAATATATTCAGGATCTAAGTTAAAAATTCCAGAAGGATACTTATCTTTTCTTTTTCCCATTAAAATTTTTTCTAGTTCCTCATCGGTCACCTTGATAGGATTCCCTTCAATATCTACATTCCCAGGAGCTATATCATATCGTGGAAATCTTTCTATTAGGCCTTTCTTCTCCAAATCTGACAGCATCGTTTCATCCATGTTACCCCAATTACCAGCAGCATCTACTCTCATTTCTCTAGCCAGTCGTCGATCTCTTCGATTCTCTGCCATCTCTCTTTTAAACTGATAATCACTCTTAGCAAAAGGACCTCCTGCTCCTCCTGTCATGTCTTGCAAGAATTTTGTAGTAACTCCAATATCGCTAGCAACTTTTGAAACAAGCGCAGCAGCTCCCCTCTCGCCAGCTACAGCTCCTTTCCAAAGTCTGTCAGCCGTAGTGCCATTGTTGGCTGCTAAGTTCTCTAGGGCATCTAGAAACTGTTGAAATTTCTTGTCTGCTGTCATTGATCTACCAAGGATTTGGTTCCAATTTGCCAGTCAAAGGATTCAGTGTATGATTAATTTCTTGCATCATTGCTATATCCTGACCCACTGTAGAAGGAGCTATGGAGACTTCATTATTGTTTCTGAGCTCAGGATATAACTTCTCTAACCGTCTAAGTCTTAGCTCGTCAGGCTCGCCGTCATAGAAGCCAGGTCTCTTTTGGTAGTCTTTCTCCCATTGTTGATTCTCTTTATATTTCTGCTGCAGTTTTCCTCCTATGCTTCTCAACCATTCCATAATATTGGCTTGGTCTCCCATCTCACCAACAATTCCTGCACTACTGTCTCCATAGATAGGCTTAGGTGGATAGCTTTGCATGTATCCAATAATTTCTCTAGCAAGAGGGTTTTGATCGGCGAATTTCATGGTGTGATTAGAAGTTCATTTGGTAATTTGTGTTGAACTCTGGAGGTTTACGATGACCTAAGTTCATATTGAAATTCAAGTTATATCCTTCTCCTCTATGTGTAAGACCGACATTGCCGAGAGTAGAAGGATCCGTTTTAAATCCATTATCCTCGCCTCCTACATAGTGCCTAATCCCTCCATGAAAGTTTGTCTTACCATCGTTAGCTGCAGGAGATGTAACTTGTAAATTTCCACCGGCATCTGGTCCCGACGCATCAACACCTACGTTAAAATTCCATTTATTGAAATCATTCGTCATCTCTGCTTGATTCAATGTCGTCAAGTCGTTAGAGATCGTTGCTCCTAGAGTGCTGTTTGCTTGGAGATCGTTGGCGTCTTCATTAGTCTGTAACGAATCAATAATTTCATAGACTTCTTCATTAGCACCAGCAAATTGCAGAGCTTTGTTCTGCAGTTGTCCTGCGACCCAATCACCAATCTTGCTTTCTGACACTACCACACCAATAGGGTACTCAATCTATTCTAGCCCTTTAGTGTTTTACAGGGTTGATTATATTTATTCGAAAGGAACAAATAAATCACGACTATAGAAATATCCTCTTCTACCTTGGAGTCTATCAGGAGTAGTCCACTCTTCTTCGGTAGGCAAATAACAGAACCAACCAGTAGCTATATATTTGGTCTCTGTAGGACTAACGATTCCACGATGAATGTGAGTCCAGTCAGAAGGCCATATCACGGTTAATCCTTTTTGCGCTTGCACTTGAAAATCTTGATGGTACCATTCTGTTCCACCTCCATCTTTTACGTCATTTAAATATGTCATCCATACTAAATGCCTAGATATAACGCTTGGATGCAAGGAAGCTCTCTCTGTATGCCATTTAGTAAAACCTTCTTTAGGTTTGTATTTTTGAATATTAAATTGTTCGAAAGCTGCATTACCCCATGGTTGTTGACATTTTTCACAATTAGGAAATTTCTTACAATAATCATCTAAGACCTCGTTTAATGCTTGGTTAAACTTGGCAACCCTTGAGTCTTTTAGAATATATGGCACTCCCAAGTCTGTTGATGTTTTACCGTCTTCCTTCTTATTACCCTCATCTCCATTGGCCGTATGACCTGGTCTTTTGAGACAAATAAAATCACCTATACCTTCGCAAGGAATTACATGTCTTCCTATGGGGAATTCTTCGAAATATTCAATTAACCCATCACATAAATCCGGGTCAATTTTCCTGCCATAAATAAACTCTTTATGAGTAAATTTCATATTTATGATTCAGGTTCAAATGCATCACGCAATTTCGAATTAAAGGAGACACTAATACGAGGTTCATCTCCTTCATAACGGCGTACCCCATGTTGCAAGTAGGAAGGAAATATTAATAATGTTCCAGTCCGAATATTATCTAGGGTATAAGATGGTATCCACCCATGAAGGGGAAGTCCCCAATGTCCTGCAACAGGAGTATTAATTGTAAATTTACCTGTTTCATTGTTTGAAGGATATTGATAATAATAAACACCTGAAAAATGATTAGGTAAATGATTATGCGTATGAGCAAAATCATTATTATCTAACTTAGTAATCCATGAAGCATTAATCTCCATATGTGTTATTAATCGTTCTTTACCTTGCTCACTTACAGGAGTGCCTAATTCTTCTCCTATTCCTATCATGTATTGAATAATTTCATTCTTCACAATAGAAGGGAACTTCTTTAATTTTGAAAACAAACGATTACTAAAACACTGGTCACTTAATTTATGTGTTTTACCCCAACCATCGTGATATTCAAGAGTCTCTTTTTCTATGGCTTGTTTTAACTCTTGTTGTATCTCCTCGAAATATGGCTCTTCATCTAAATCTGCTCTAGCTACGTAAGTCGGAAAATAAGTCCACATGCTCCTACTCATTAAAAAACCGCCCATACTCATCACAGTATGAACGGTTTCCAATTAAAATCTATAAACTAATCAACAATCGCACAGGTTAGGGTGTTCCCCAGTTGCACAATAATGATCATGAAAAGATGTATTTTCGCAAGTGCGCTCTTCAGGCACACCTGGTCCCATCGTGAATCCTTTAGGTAAAGAGATACCACCATGATTAGTGCATCCAACTAGCAATACTGCAAGCAGTAATTTAGAAGCTGTACTTAACACCTAGCTTTCCGCCTGAACCAAAATCTTCTTCCTCTTCACCTGTACGGAAAGATACTTCACCGTAGATATCTGTAGATTCAGATACTGCAATACTTCCACCAGCTTTTCCTGAAAGACGAGTTTCAGTGTCTGCATCTTTAACTGCTACGAATGCTGGACCACCTTGTACGTAGTAAGAAACCTTACCAGTATCATTAGCACCTGCGTAACCTATATGAAGATCCGTTGTAGCGTTTGTATACTTTTTATCTGTCCAACTTGCATTGGTTTCAGCATTGATATAAGGTCCAGCAATTGAGGCTGGAACAGAGATGATTGCTAAAGCAGCAGCACCGTAAATAGTTCTTAACACAGAATTAAAAATTTTTAATAACAGTTTCTATTTTATATACAATTTGTAGTATTTTTACTCAGCCTGTGCCACTATCTGAGCCTTATCAATAGGACATGGCTCGTAATAGTCGCTTTTGTATTCACGACCTGACACTTCCCCTAAGTTTTTCTCAATATTTTTTGTCGTCAATTCGCACGCATTACATGCAACACCTATTACTTCTTCACTGACAATACCATCAGCAGAAATTTTAAAACGTACAGTTGTTTGAGTCAAGGCCATTAATATCAGCTTAATTCATTTGTATCTTTAATCTTTCAATTTGAAAAGGGATTAAACCTTAAATTCTTTTTCCAAGATAGGTTTCAATTCTGAAGGAGGGGGAAAATGTCTAAACAAGGCTTGAGCCTCCCTCCTGACTTCCCTAGGAATACGTGGTTCTTCTTTAGGATTCATCAGCCTACGCAAGAAATCACGAGTTGCAATAATAGAATCTACCTTTTGGGAAGGAGAACTAAGTGGCTGTCTCAACTTCATGAGAAGCCTCCTTGTTAATGTCACAGTTCTGAATAAGATCAAAATCAAGCCGTACAGGATTTGCTGTATTACTTGCACGAATTTGTCCTTGAGTCTTCTCGTCATGCCATAACTCTACTTGGCGATCAACTTCTCTTTTCCCTAATTCTTTAATATATAAATCAGCTAGTCCTGTGTAAGTATTCCGTAAAGGAATGGGTGCTTCATCTCGTTTGTACAAATCATACAGATATCCCATAAAATCGGATCTATTCTGATTATTCCTCACTCGTTGAAGAGGAGTCATGGTATCGTCCATGAAAAAAATAAGTATCGCTTTTAGACAATAGCTAAAAAATCATGGAATGGGCAATGTCTCTGAGGAACATAATTGATATTCATTACGTACCTTGCTCGAGCATTTGATGTCGTCGTGCCTGTATGTACGAGTTTATTAGGGAAGAAAACTAATCTATTTTCAACACTTTCAACTTTATCTCCTAGGCTGCCATCTTCATTTTTAAACCGTGTATAGCCATCACATGTATTGAGGTAGAAACAAGCATTCATCATATGATCAAATTCTCCTCTCTCACCTTCTCTATCTTGGTGATAAGCCTGTTCTATTACAGTATGAGAATTGAAAGTGATATTTATTTTAACTCGTATAAGGCATAAAGGATTCAATATATTAAAAAGTTGCAAACAAACATCTTTTAATAAGTCTCCACGGAAATGGAATTCAGCCACGCGAGGATCATTGAAAAGAATATGTTGCATCGGATCATCACATAAACTTATAGTTCCTTGAAAATTATGATTATCGTCACCACCCCGATCTCCAAGGGGGCCTATTGTCGGTTTTAATACTTTCCTATCTATATTCCATTGAGGTTCACGAGACATGAAAAACTCCTGAAATGGTTTAAACACTTCAGGAGTAACTAAATCATTTACGACACCATAGCCAGCTTTCTTATGTAGTTGAACTTCCATTCCGGCCTTTGGAAGTGTCACGACGCTTGTTCTATGGGTTTGCTGGGTCGTTAGATTCCCCTTTTGGATCTCTGTCAAGTTTCAACAGCGTGGTTAACTTTGCAATAGTAGCATCACCTATCACTCCTGCTGCCTTTAAATTAGTTAGCGCATCTTTATATTCTGTATTCTCCGCAACATTTGCCAACCAAATACCAGCATTAGGACTCTCGTCCCATAAACCCTGCAGAGCATCAACAGTATCATCGCTGCCGATTTTAGCCTTCCAAGCTTTTCTCTCCGCACGTGTTAGCGTCGTCTTGAAGACAGCTTGAGGAGCCTTTTGTTCCTGCTCGCTAAAAGGAGCTATATCTGGTGATATCGTTTTAGGATTACCAGCATGTTTAAACGTGTTATCACTTGGATTTTTGACATCCCCTTGAAGAGTTCCATCAGGAACATCTACAAATAAAGCTTGTCGGTCTGGATGATAACATTTTGTGATATCAAGAGTACAAACAGTTGTAACTATGTTGTTCTCTATGATTGCTTTTGTAGCCATAAGAAAGTAACTCCGATACTAATTATTCTACGGCGTATTGTAGAACGATAAGGCCAAATCCACCTATAGATTGTCCTCTGGAACCGTAAGGCTCAGCGTCCCAACCGGAACCACCACTACCGCCTGCACAACCTGCAGCAGGGGTTCCAACGTATTGACCACCTCCGCCACTACCTCCTAATACTCCTCCATTACCAGAATGACCACCTCTAGTATTGGTGCTACTGTCATAAACGTGATAACTACCACCGCCAGCTCCAGGGCCTCCATTACCAGCTGCAGAACAGGCCTGTCCAGAGGATGCGCGAGTAGCACCACCTCCACCACCGCCGCCTCCGCCAAGAGTAATGCCATTAGGATCCCAAATAGCTCCACCATGTCCAGACTTTGCTGCTTGGCCACCAGGTTTTAAATTGTCATCATGAGTCCAACCAACTAGAGAATAACCTCTTCCACCAGCTCCAAATAATCCTGCTCCACCTGGACCACCTCTAGTTCTGTAATCTTGGTTCCATCTACCACCGACTCCACATCCAGCAGTACCTGCTCCTCCAGTGCCATTCCAGTGATTAGGCCCATTAGTACCTGGGTAACAAATAGATGCTCCTGAAGAACTATAGTAACTGGTGTGGCCAGAACCTCCCCTATATCCATCTCTCCCTTCTGTTCCTTCGTAGATACCTGAAATAGGTCTTGGAGCAGAACCACCTCCGCCACCAGATCCACTGCCTGGGCTTGCGGTGTGAGAATAACCTCCTTGACCACCTCTTCTATTAATGTCCCCACCAACTCCTATACCGCCCTGACCGTATCCACTATCAACACTTGTTTGGGGATTAGAGTTCTCTCCAGTAGCATTAGGGTTTCCTGAAGGATTACTAGTATTAGCTCCGTCATTACCTCCGGTAGCAGAACAATGACTGCCAAAAGAAGAATCTGATCCTCTACTATTTTTAGTACTCCAGTGCGGTACACCTATCGTGATTGTCTCTGTAGAGTTTAAAGACGCAACTGCAATTTTTTTATAAGCATATCCACCTCCACCTCCGCCAAAACCATTGTTGTTACAGCCTGAATTACCACCTGGACCCCAAACATGCACTATTAAAGGTACATCGGCCTTCATGGATGCAGGTTTAGTCCAAGTAAAAGTAGTAGCTCCCCACGTACTCCAATCACCACTACCTGTGTATTCACAAGTCTCAGGTAGTGTCCCTGTATAAACCTCTATTTTATTTCGAGGTCCGGTGATTGTTCCGCCAGTACCACCACCACCGGAAGTTAGAAGAATGGAAGAAGTAATAGTCATAATTAGGCGGGATCTTTTCCGTGATTGTTGATCTTAGTTTTAGTAGCAGTACTGATAATTGACTTGGTTTCTAAATTATCGATATCTGCCTGAAACTCAGTATCAACAATTTTTGGATCACCATAATCAAAACACTCATAAAAATCTGCTATATCATCATCTGTCTTGATGATCGCTTTTAGATCTTTCCTTTCGGTCGAAGTTAAATAACCCATGAAACCTCCCCGCGATATTCTTCTTTGATCAGGTTGAGCTGATCCAGTCGGTACCGTAGGTGTCGAGTAGGTATTGTCAGAAGGATTTCTAACATCCCCTGCTTTTACTGTGTTAGGAACCTGCTCGCATAATGCAATTAAGTCAGGGTGAATCAAATCTGTGGGCTTGTTAGTCCACACGTTTGTCACGTTATTCCCGTCAAATAGAGCCCAAGTAGCCATTCGTTACACCTCCTATTGTGTGACTTTGTATTGAATAAATATTAGACCATCTCCGCCACGCTGAGATCCCCATAATTCATCTCCAGTAGCGGGAGAGCTCTGCTGATTACCTCCGACTCGACCGTCGTAACCAGTACTACCTGCACCACCTGCATTTCCTCCTGATCCACCAGTACCGTATTGACCGCTTCCGCCGCCACCTCCTAGTACTCCGCCGTTGCCGCCAAACCAATTAGCATTTTGGTTACTACTGTCATAAGAAATACAACTACCACCACCTGCTCCTGGTCCGCCATTTGCACCGTTACAACCTGTTCTTTCAGAAGACTGATGAGTAGCGGTACCAGCACCACCTCCTCCTCCTCCGAGGAAGATATGATTAGAACCCCAAATAGCAGTGCCCTGACCATCTTCTGGAGGTGAAGCCCACATCCAAGCGTTACTGTAAGTAGAAGCAGATCCTCCACGACCACCTGCACCGTTCAATCCTGCGCCACCTGGTCCTCCCATTCCTCTATAAGTAGTAGCAGACCATCTACTAGACATTCCCATTCCAGCAGTACCAGCGCCGCCGCTGCCAGTGTAGCTTGTATAATTTCTTGTACCAGGGAAGTTTATGGATGCACCCGAGGCTCCAGTGTAACTATCCCAATGACCTCCTTTATGTCCGTCGCAATGTCCTTGTGGATGAGGAGCTGATCCACCACCTCCTCCTCCTCCTGAACCTGAACTGTTTCCTCCAACGCCACCCATACCTCCTCTTCTATTAATATCGCCTCCTACTCCAATGCCTCCTTGTGCATATCCACTTTGTATACTTGCTTGAGGATTAGAGTTCTCTCCAGTAGCATTTGGATTACTTGGAGGATTATTATTATTTTGTCCATCGTTCCCTGCATTAGCTGAGCAATGAGAACCAAAGGAGGTGATTCCACCTCTGGAGTTGTGAGTATGATGACCTCCTTCTCCAATCGTGACGGTAACAGTATCACCCGCAGAGAAAGAAGTGATTTCTTTGATAGCTAAACCACCACCTCCTCCTCCGTAGGAATTACCAGAAGAGTCATCCGTTCCAGCATTACCACCAGCGCCCCAGCAATAAATTCTTACAGGGACAGAATTGTCAAAGTCAGTAGGAACAGTCCACGTATATGAACCATAAGAATTCCACATTGCTGTGGTATTTCTTGGTCCATCGGTGAAACCGCCACCACTGCCACCAACTAAACTCGATAAAGTTGCCATTTAAGTTACCCTCCAGCCTTGAGCAGTATTGTAATAAGTTAATCGAAAACCAATATTTTTTGTATCAACTACTAAGTCTTCTGCTAGACCCATAATCTTGAGTCCATTTCTTCCAAGAGTTACATTGTTATCTTTTAGATGACCTGTAGCATCTGCAAAATCAATGTAATCATCTTCTACTGCAGTCGCAGGGAGAGTAATTGTAAATGCCCCTCCGGAAGCATCTAGCAGTAGCGCATCGCCGGTGACAGCATTATAAGCAGCGGACTTGACTGTCCAATCAGCATCAGATCCTGCTATGCCATCAAATGAGAGTTTTCTACCCATGTTGGTACCTCGTATGGTGAATACTACTCATCAAGTCTCAATGCCGTAAGCGGAGAAGGAGATATTCCCTGCACCACTGCCGACCATGATTCGACCAGTATTTTCCAATGTAACGCCAGTGCGTTCCATTGCTGAATTACCAGACAACGCATAATCAAACTCCAACCAATGCTTAGCATCAATAGCACCCGAAGTCGCTGTCGTACCAGAATCTATGATTGCTATACGAACAGTATCCGGCGTTGCTGCAGTATTACAAGCTGAAATAATGACAGTCGTTGTTGCAGAGGCACTAAATAATTTGTAGGTATTAGTCAGATCCGGTGCGCCACCAGCCGGCTTAAGACTACCTTTGATTCCCGAGGCCATACGATCTCTATAAAAACAGGTGGGCAGTTGAACTGCCTCGTCACTTTAGTATAGAGCCTATCGAATATCGATAGTTAAGGTCCTATGCCAAAGTCACCATTACGTTCTACTCTTTTACGTAAATTGCTCATAGAGGTACTAGCTCGTTTCATCGCCCGAGTATTAGCTTTATCTACTTTCCTATCTTTTGCTTCTAATTTTTTTAACGCTGCTCTTTGAGCCTTCTTAAATAAAGGCATCAGTTCATTGTTCCGTAGAAGAATGATTGAGCCATCATGATGGAACTGGTTGTAAATTGTCCTGAAATAATTGTCTGCCAGTTTGCAACTTCTGTACCGTCAGTAATGTTAGATCCATTAGATAGGTGATCGTTGACATTCATATATAAGTTCAAGTTTGGAGCACTACCTGTGGTAACCAAATCATTCTTGAAATAATCGGTTGCATCAGCATATCCACCACGATAGAACTGACCACTAGACATTCTTTCCCAGTGATTGTTACCGGTGAAATCGGTTAAGAAACTGGATGCTGCAGTGTGATTGTTCTGAGCTCTATAGGTCTGTCCTAAATGAATAACAACATCATCTTTTTTGTAAACAGTGGTAGTTGTCCAACTACCTCTTTGATTTAAAGCTTGTAGGTATAAATCCCAATGAGTCGCAGAAGGAGGCTCGTTACCAGTATTTCGAACTTTGCAACGCCAAACATTACCACCAAGAGTAACTAAGTCATTGAAGTCATATTCAGTAGCTACGTTATAGGCTCCTCTCTCTTTGAATCCTTCAACAAATATTTTCCAATAAGACGCATTTGGTGGAGCATTACCAGTTGTATCCGCTGTGCAAATATAACGGCAACCGCTAACAGTAACGATATCATTGACCTCGTATGCTGTAGCAGCGTTGTAGTCATTCTGAATATTAAAACCAGCAGCAAATACTGTCCAATAAGAAGCATTAGGAGGTTCTTGATTGGTGTTGTTTGCAGTAGCTATATAGTTAATACCGTTTAACTGAGCAATATCATTTACTTTGTATGCAGTTGCAGCATCCCAGTCACCTTTATATTTAAAACCTTCTAAGAATAGAACCCAGTAAGTAGCGTTAGGAGGTGTGTTGCCAACGGTTTGTTGTAACGCACGATAAATGAGACCACTAACTCTAACTAAATCGTTCTTTTGGTAAGTTGTTCCATTGTTGTA